CTCATATTGATCAATTTCAAGCTCTTTTTCTTATATTAGAAAAAATTTCTTCCACTTACAAAATACATAATTATCAAGGTTTTCGTTATATGGCAAATAATAAACCAGTGAATGATTACATTCATAGTTTTGATAATGTTAATGCAAATAATGTCAAACAATTGAATTTACATGGTGGCCCAAAAATGAACAATGTTGTTGTACCTCAGTTTCGTAAAATTGATGCAATTGTTGAATTTGAAACAGATATTTATCGTGAGGAATCCAAAGAAAAATATGGGGATTTAATTGATAGGGCTTATATAACTAATGATAAAACTTATTGTTCAAAAGAACAGATAATAGAGAATTTGCAAAAACCAATTCAGGACTTTGATGCCAAACAAAGGGCATTGGAATATGATTTTTTTGCTTTAACAGAGGATGAATTGTTGTTGAAATATAAGTATGAGGAAAAAATGATTGACGAGAATTACAATGTTACTAAAGTAACAAAAGATGCAGATATTGGTGCTGCTTTTGTTCGAATAATTGCTGATACACCATTAGAAGAATATTCTTACATTATTAATGATTCTGATGAAAATATACACAATAGATGCAAGTTACAACCAACTGCCATGGGTAGTGATACTTTGGGTTTAGGTGCTGGGGCTGATAAAAGAGATGCTGGACCTATAATCTCAAATTTATTGAGAACTTTTAGGGATTTAGTTAAGGAAAAAACTTTGCGTGATCCTGGTTTGCGAGATTATTCATTTAATTTACCGCCAGACATCAAAACTGTGTTTATTAAGAATGAAGTGAAATTACTTAAAAAGGTAGGTGATACTTTACAAGCTAAACTACCCAGAACTATTATAAATGATGGTGTTATTTCACTTTGTATTTGTTATTTATTGTTTTTTAATATATTAGAAGATTCAAAAAAACTCAAATGGATGGAAATGGTATTGGTGTTAGTAATTTTCATGGAGGTCCAGAGCAAATCTTTCGTACAATGTTTAAACGTACAAATTTAAAGAGAGTTGAGGAAAGAGTTGAAAAAATGACAAAAAAAGAGCTTGATGATATGTTTGATTGGTTTCCTGCAGATGTTGTTGAATGGGATAAGTCTTTACGAGCATCTGATATGGCTTATGTTGTTTTAAAAATGTATTTAAAAATTAATTGGCACGCTGCTTTAAAAGCAGGTATGGGTCATTTTAATTATATTTATTCATTGTTTATGTACTTTCAAAGGTGGTTTATTGGCAATTTGATTTCTTTATCTACTGATAAAAGTGTTCCATTGTTGTGCTTTTTGGGAACCATGCCTAGTGGCACCTATTTAACTGCCTATGGTAATAGTGAAGCAAATAATTATAAAGCAACTAAATTACAATGGTTGTTGATTGATGCATATGTTCGTTTAGGTGGATCTTATGATGATTTTGAACTTGGTAGCATGTTGATGTTTTTATCTTATGGAGATGATTTAATTTTAGCTATGTTAAAATCTGTTAGACAGAAAATGGGTATAACTGATAGGATTTTTCAAGCGTTTGTTAAACTTGCTTATAGGATGCAATTTAAAGATGAATTTATTTCAAAAAAATTTTTTACTGAATTGGTTGGTACGCAACCAAAGGAATTACAAGTGCAATTTTTAAAAAATTATTTTGTATTAGAGGGGGAAAGTGTTTATACATTTAGAGAAAACAAAGACATAATTCCAAAGGTTTTTGTTTCGGCTCAGAATATTTCATCTACTATTCAGGCTTGTGTACGTAGTATAGGTATTGCTTATTGTTGTGGTAAAAATCTTGAAGCTTATGAAGTTGTTAAAGGTTTATATGATAGAATGAAACCAGATTTTAAAGTAATTGTTGATCAAAAAACAATGAATATGACTAAAATTAGTTTTAAAGTTGCTGGTATAATGAAGGATCTTGTTAATCATGCTTTAGATTTTCCAAGTCATGTTCATATATTGTCTAAGCAGATTATGTCTTGGAAAGAAAAAAATAATATTGATGTTGGTGATGAGGTATATATGGAGCAACATGGCTTCAATAATTGTTAGGTTCAGTTCGTTGTAGTGGTTTTAGGCTAAGGCTTTCCACTTTTAAAATTTTTTATATTTTTATTTTTAAATAGATTAATGTAGGTGTTGACAGTCCAGAGTATTTTCCAGACTTATGGCTGCTAGCTAGAATGAAAAAAGATGACATCCTTTATTTCTATTGTGTGCTATTGACTTATTGTAATCGTATGGTAGTAATTAGGGTCACACACTAAAAACACAAAAAAAAAAAAAAAAAACACGCGAGACCGGAAGGACCCACATCAGAACCCCAG